TAGATTGTACAACAGAAGCAGCTTTAGCTACTTTATTTGCTACAGCAGCAGTTGATGCTACTATTGTAACTTCATAATTACATCATAATTTGTTTTTAGCCCTCACTTTAATTAGTGGGGGTTTTTTTATTTAGAAACAAAATCAATTAAAAAAGGTTTATTAAGTATGATAGTATTAACAACATCAACAAGTTCGCAGAGTATAAATGTAATTACTAGAGGTAATGCAGTACCTACGGTGTTACTATTAACAGATGAAGAAACGAATACAACTGAAAGTATTACAATAGAAAGCTATACAAGTGGTGACTATTACGATACTTTAACAGCTACATTTGCATTAAAAGAGGGTAGATTTTACACGTTAAAACTACAGAATTATGATAATGACGACTACTTACAAGCAAACGATTTTAGTTTCATTCTAACAAGCCAAAACGATAAACTAGAAATTAACGGATATACAGGTACAACTGAAGTGCTACATTATGCAAAGGTATTCTGTACAGACCAAACAGGAGAGTATTCAGTTAATAATGGTGTATATCAACAAAAAAATAGTACAAACGACTTTATATATTTATAATGGATAATTTAAAGATTTTCAATCTAGCAGAGCATAAAAGACCTGAAATAATAGAGGATAAAAGAAAAGATTGGGTAACTTGGGGAGATGAAAACAGCTACTTTAGTTACTTAATGGAAAGGTATAAAAATAGTGCTACAAATAACAGTATCATTAACTCTATTGTTAGATTAATGTACGGTAAAGGATTGAGCGCTAAAGATGCACAAAGAAAGCCTAACGAATACGCTAGTTTAATGTCTATCTTTGGTAAAAAAGATGTTAAACAATTATGTTTAGATTTAAAGCTATTCGGTAAATGTGCTATTCAAGTACATTATTCTAAAGATAGAAAGTTAGTTAAGAAAGCTTATCACATTCCAGTTAACTTGTTAGCACCTGAAAAGTGTAATGAAGATGGAGATGTAGAAGCATATTACTTCAGTGACAATTGGGAGGATGTAAGAAACTACGAACCTAAAAGAATACCTTCATTTGGTACTTCAAGTGAAAGCGTTGAGGTGTTGTATATACAGCCTTATTCAGCAGGAATGAAATACTTCGCTCATGTAGATTATCAAGGAGGAGTAGATTACACATTATTAGAAGAAGAAATATCTGATTATCTAATTAACGAGGTACAAAATGGATTTAGTGGTACAAAGGTTATTAATGTAAATAATGGAGTACCTACTGAAGAACAACAAAGCTTTATAAATGCTAAAATCAAACAAACTTTAACAGGGTCAAAAGGGCAGAAGGTAATAGTTTCATTTAATGACAATAAAGATACAGCTATTACAGTTGATGACATTCCTTTAAATGATGCACCTGAGCATTACCAGTATTTGAGTGAAGAGTGTATGCGTAAAATTATGCTATCACATTCTGTTACTTCACCTTTAATTTTTGGTATTGCTACATCAACAGGTTTTAGTTCAAATGCAGATGAATTGCAAAACTCTTTTAATCTTTTTGATAATATGGTAATTAAGCCATTTCAAGAGATGTTGTTAGATGCGTTTGATACTATTTTAGAGTATAACGGTATATCTTTAGACTTATACTTTAAGACTTTGAATCCATTTGAGGGGGAAAAGTCAGAAGAGCCTACACAACTAAGCAAACAATTCAACTTAGAAGATTATCTAAACGAGATAGGGGAGGATGTTCCTGAAGGCTACATAGTAATAGATGAAAGAGATGTTGAAGAAGTAGAAGATGAAGATGTTTTAAATGCTTATTTAGAAGAGTTAGAAGCTGAATTAACTAAAGAAGAGCCCACTTTGATGTCGAAAGTTTGGAACTTTGTAAGCACAGGAACAGCAAGACCAACAGCAAGAAGTTCACAGGATAAGCAAGTAAAGGATAAGTTCTTTAAAGTTCGTTATAAATACACTGGAAATAAAACACCTGAAAGAGCATTTTGCAAGGCTATGATGAACGCAGGTAAGCTATACCGTAAAGAAGATATTGATAAGATGGCATCGGTAGCAGTAAACAAAGGATTCGGAGAGTTTGGTTCTGATACTTACGATATTTTTAAGTACAAGGGCGGGGCTCGATGCAGACATAAATTTCAAAGAGTTACTATGATGGTTGACCTAAACGAAGATAATCCTGAATGGAAAAAGATAGGAACTAGAGCAGCAGAAATAAAAGGTTTTAAAGTTACTAATCCATTTGAGGTTAGTGTTTACCCTAACAACTTACCTTTAAAAGGTTTTAGCCCAAATAACAAGAATTTACCAAAAGACGTTAAATAATGGCAGAAGTATTATTAATAGAAAGAGCAGACATTGTTAAGTACACACCACTAGATGGGAATACTGATACTGATAAATTTATTCAGTTTATTAAGATTGCTCAAGATATACACATTCAAAACTACTTAGGTACTGATTTACTTAATAGGTTAAAATCAGATATTGAAGCAGGGACATTGTCAGGTGTTTATTTAGACTTGTTAAACAACTATGTTAAGCAAATGCTTATTCATTGGGCAATGGTTGAATATTTGCCTTTTAGTGCTTATACAGTAGCTAACAAAGGAGTATTTAAGCATACAGCAGAAAGTTCTGAAACGGTACAAAAGAATGAAGTAGATTTTTTAATTGAAAAGCAAAGAATAACAGCAGAGAATTACTCACAAAGATTTGTAGATTACATGAGTTTTAATTCAAGTTCTTTTCCTGAATATCACACTAATTCAGGTGCAGACGTTTATCCGATTAGTAACACAAATATAGGAGGATGGTATTTATGAGAGATAGGTATAAAATGAAAGCTAAAGACGTTAAAAAATTGCAAGAATACGCAATTAAGTTAATGCAACAAAAAGACAATAAAAAGGTTAATTAAATATGTGGGGAGCAGCGGTATATAATCTAATTGGATTTGGCAAACAGTCAGATGACGGAGATAATATAGTAGATGAAAATAGTGGATTCCTACTATTAGATGAAGCAGATGGTACTGCAATAACAGAAGATTTAAGTTTAAACTGGGGAGGTTTCGGTTTAGCTTACGATAATAGTTGGTTCGGACAAACAAAATACGAAAGATAAAAAATGGCAACAAAGAAAATAAGTCAATTAACAGCAAAAGCAGCTAATTTAGAAGCTAACGATTTACTAATTGTATCTGATTATAACGGTAGTACATATGATTCAAAGTATGTAACAGGCGCTGAAGTAATGCAAGAGGTTATTCAAGTAGCTGTAAGTGATGAAACAACAGCATTAACAACAGGAACAGCAAAGTTAACTTTTAGAATGCCTTTCGCTATGACTGTAACAGAGGTAAGAGCATCATTAAGCACAGCAGGTTCAACTTCAGGAACTACAACAATAGACATTAACGAGGGAGGTGTTTCAATCTTATCTACTTTGTTAACTATTGATGCTACAGAAAAAACTTCTACAACAGCAGCGACAGCAGCAGTAATAAGTGATTCAGCATTAGCCGATGATGCAGAAATTACAATAGATATTGATGCAATTTCAGGAGGTGCAACAGAAGCAGGTTTAAAAGTTACATTAATAGGAAATAGAGCATAATATGTTTTTGATCAATCCTTATATATTACAAGCTAGTGGAGGTACTCTATGGAACGACTTACTAGCTTATTACACAGCAGACAACACACCTAACGATTCTTTGGGTACTTACAACGGTACTTTAACAAACGGTGCAACTTATGGAACAGGAATTATTAATCAAGGGTTTAGTTTTGACGGTGTAAATGATTACGTTAATTTTGGAAATAATTTAGATTTTGATGGTAGCACACCATTTTCAATTAGTTGTTGGGTAAATTCAAATGATGTTACTAACTTAAAAGCAATATTAGGGAAAGTAGTAAATACTACACCAACTGGTTATTTTATAGCAACTTTTAACGGTAAAGTTAGATTTTACGCTAACAATAATGGTAGTACAAACTGGTTATCTGTTGAAAATAGCGGTACTGTAACAACATCAAATTTTTTTCATGTAGTAGTAACTTATGACGGTAGTAAAAGTATAACAGGTACAAAACTATATGTTAATAATGCCTTGAACACGCAAACAGAAGTAAGAAATACATTAACAGGTTCTATAAGTAACTCCGCAAGTTTTACTATATCTTCAAGAAATGGAGTGGCCTTATTTTATGACGGAATCGTTGACGAAGTAGGTGTTTGGAACAGAGAACTAACAGCATCAGAAGTAACAGAACTATATAACTCAGGTGCAGGATTACAATATACATAATAAATAAAAAAAAATGGGATACGATATAAGACCAATAGCAGAAATAGATACATTTGATTACAGTCAATGTACAGGATTACAAAATGCAAATACAGTAAGACGTTCAATAGATGGGCAGTATTTTATAGTTGAAGGTGATACTTTTACAACTTACACTAGAGAAGAAATGTTAGTTATTTGTGAGGGTGCTAACTGGACATCAGAAGAACTAGTATAGAATGGAAACTTACCAATACATAGTAACATCATTATTAGGTGTAGTCGGGTACTTCCTTAGAGATGTTTATACTAGATACAAGTCTTTAGAGAAAGAACATTGGAAGCTATCTGATAGAACTATGAAGCTAGAAGGTAAGATAGAAAATCTAAATGAAAAGATGCCATCTGAAATTGAGAACTTAGAACGTATCATGGATTTAAAGTTTGAACAGTTCAACAAACAGTTTGAAGAACTATCTAGAGCAATTAGACACGCTGAAAGAACTATGAAAGCAAACGCAGAGGCATTTGTGCAACTGTTCAAAGATATTAAAAATTGAAACGTATATTTAAAAAGTTAGTTCAAGATACTTTGATGAAGTTAGAGAATGACAAATTACGTTATTCTCGTACCTCTTTAACGATGTTTAGTGCATGGTTGTTAGTAGTTTATATGATTATTTACGATCTATACAAAGAGGGTTTTCGTTATGATGTGTTTGTTACTATGGTAGGTGTTGCATTAGGTACTAAAGTAACTGATTCTATAAGTGAAAAGTTAAAAAAATGAAGTTAGAAAAGATTTTGATAGGTGTATTGTTGTTAGTTGTAGCATGGTTGGTATTACATAAACAACCAACTTTACCTACTGAAGTAAGATACATAACTAAGTTAGAGCAAAGACTAGACACACTTTACAGAGATACTATTGTGTTTAAGACTAAAATAAGACGTTTTAAGGATACTGTTATAATTTATAGAGATAGTGTAATAATAGCTAAAGAAAACAACGATACAGTTAAAATAATAGCTTTTCAAGATTCAGTAATACAACAACAAGACTACACCATTAAATGGCAAGATACTTTAATAGGACAATTAGATACTATTATAGACGTTCAGAACAAAGTAAACGATAAATTGAAAGATAGTATAGTAGATCTAAATAAAGACGTTCAGAAGAGAAAAAGGAGAGGTAAAATAGCACACTTAATAAGTGTTGGTGTATTAACATTATTTGTAGTTAAATGAAAATATCAGAAGAAGGTAAAGACTTAATTAAGTTATTTGAGGGTGTAAGGTTAAAAGCATACAAATGTAGTGCGGGTGTACCTACTATTGGCTTTGGAAACACATATTACCCAAATGGAGATAAGGTTAAAATTGGTGATACTATAACACTAGAACAAGCTAGAGATTTATTTGATGATCTAATTGTAAGATATGAAAGAATAGTAAATAGTAAATTAAAAGTTGATGTTAAGCAAAATGAATTTGATGCTTTAGTATCTCACACATATAACACAGGTGGAAGTACAACTTTGTTTAAGTTGGTTAATATGGAAGCTAATAAAGACAAGATCAAGGATTGGTTTTTAACAAAGTACATTACAGCTAATGGAAAAGTTTTACAAGGTTTAAAAAATAGACGTTTAAAAGAGTGGGAGTTATACAATAAATAACTATCTTTATACCGATTTCATACATAATTTTATTGTTTTGACCCTTACTAGTAAAATAGTGAGGGTTTTTTTATTACTTAAAATCAAGCAGTTATAAATTATTTTAAAATATTTTTAATTATTATTGTTATTATTATAATTATGTTTATATTTGTACCATACAAACAAACAAAAACAAATAGAAATTATGAAAAAAAGTAATTTAGTGAATGACATTTTTACAAAAGCGAATCGTTCAAGTCAAGGTGATAATAGAAATTATTTTGTTAAGGCATTAAATAAGGTGTTAGCAGATGGTTTTATAAATATTAGAATTAGTGAAAAAGGTAAAATATGGACTAATCCTAAATTCATTGATTCTAAAGGTAATAAAAAGACATTTAATGTTGAGATACGAGGTTATGGTTATATCAAAAGAGTAGATTTAGGTGAAGCTATGTCTTGTAAAGACATTTTAAGAGAAGTAGGTAAATTTATTCAAGAACCTAAAATATCCGATATGCATATATCGTCAATATCTGTTAGTGGTTACGATGTTTGTGAGTGTGGAAGATGTAAAGGTGTAGGATTTATACCTCAATTTAACTATTATTGTGATGGTATATGCTTTAATTGTTATGGTTCAAAATATGAAATCATAAAAACTACTACTACTTTATAAATTAAAATTTTTAAAACAAATAATTATGTTAGTGATTAAAGACAAAATGTTAGCAAGTAGTTACGACTACTTTACAAGAAACGGAAAAGGTAGCTTTAATTTTGATTTATACGCAAGATTATTGACCGCCAAGGGTATTGACCCAACAGATAAGATTGAGTACATTAAAAGGGCTAAAAACATTAAAACTAGATAATATGGCAGGTTGTTACGGAAGTTCATCAGAAGATAGATATTTTGAAAGAATGTTAGATGAATACACAGATGAAATGTATGACGATTACGAAGAAGAAGAAGAACAAGAAGAAGAATAATTAAAACAAAAAGTTATGGATAAGTTATGGGTTTATGATGGTGTAGCATACCACAGCAGAGATTTAGCAATATTACATGGAGCAGACGAGTTAAGTCTTTATCCAGTGTATTTTAACGACACGTTAGATGATGATATTGAAATAGAAGTAAGTAGAGATGAAGTAACTATTACAGAAAGTTACGATAGTTTTGAAATACCTACTGAACATAGAAATGATTGGGATTATTTTGATATTGATTTTAGTACAAGGTTATTATCTACGGATATGAAAGATAGAATCAAAGACAAGATTGCTGATTACATAGATGACATTAGATACGGAGATGATTACGAATTAGATGATAAAGCATAGTAAATTAATAAATAAATAAAAGTAAAATGAAAAAGTTAGTATTAGTATTAGGATTAGTAGCATTAACAGTAAGCTGTAAGAAAGAAGATTTAAACCCATCAGTTGAGTATTCTTCAAGTAAAGATTGTAACTGTGATAGGATAGTAAAAGTATTTCAGTACAATGTTGTTAACAGTGCCGAAGAGGGTGGAGTTTCTGTTTATGCACATATATGGACTGTTAATGATTGCAGTAATTTTAATAAAGACACAAAGAGAAATTTCTCAAACGTTTCTTTAATTCCTAAAGTTGGAGAGTGTTATAAAATGCCTTATTAGAAAATAAATCAGTAAGTAATGAGTCAAGTAAACGAATACGTTAAGAAAGAAGTTTTAGAGTTAGTAAAAAAGGGTGTAGATGTTACACCCTCTATTATTTTGCAACTTAGAAAAGACTTCATTAATCACAGAAACTACTGCAATAATAAAATTTTAGCAAGTGTAGATGCTGAAATATATAACCACAGAAAAAATAGAACTAAGGAAGTTGAAAATATTAATTTAGTTGATTTAGGTTACAAAAATGAATCTTATCTTAGTGAAGAAGAAATGATACAAGGTTATGTAGTACCAACTTTTAACGAACTATCTGAAGCAGAAAAAGAGATTTATAAAACAAAATAAGTAAATATATGTTAATTAAACAGTTAAGAACAACAAGAAAACGAATGATTAAAGGAGGTGTAATTAAACAACGTTATTTTAGACTATTACAACGTGAACACTGCCAAATTTTAAAATCTCTAAATTATTACAAAAATGCAGAAGAGAATTGATGAGCTATTATTATCAGGTAAAAGCATAGCTGATGTAGTTAGAATCGTATCCAATGAAACAGGTAAATCTAAACAAAATATAAGATACCATGTTAACAAGATTAAAGATAGAAACAAAGCATTAAGAGATGAATGCGAGGAAAAAGGAATAGACTTTAATAGTGTTAATTACTATTGGTATAAATCTGAAAAGTTTTCGATAAATGCAACACCTAATGAAGCAGTAGATTACGAAAAGATAATAAACGACATCTTAGAGCAGAAGTATCAAAAACTAGAGAAAAAACAATTACCTGAAGTAGAAACATTTGATAGATTAGTATTTACAGACACACACGTAGGAATGGACGCATCTCGAAAGGGATTAGCAATGTATGCAGAAGAGTGGGGAGGGGAGATGTTATTCCAACGTATTGAAGAAATGGCAAATAAAATGTTATCTTGCAAACGTTCAAGTGTATTATACATTGATGACTTAGGAGATTATATGGATGGGTTTAACGGAATGACCACTAGAGGAGGTCACAAGTTACCACAAAACATGACTAACGAAGAAGCATTTGATACAGGTTTAAAAGCTAAATTAATGTTAGTTGACTTACTAAGTAAAGAATATGAATACATCACGTTTAATAATGTTTGTAATGATAACCATTCAGCTGCTTTTGGTTATACGGTTAATTCAGCATTTAAGCAAATTTGTGATGTAAAGTATAACAATGTGGAAGTTGTTAATCATTTGAAGTTCATGAGTCATTATGTAGTAGGTGACCATGCATTTGTGATAACACATGGTAAAGATGACAGGCACATGAAATACGGATTTAAACCTATATTAGATGCAAAGCAAGTTTATAAGATTGACCAGTTTCTAAAAAACGAGGGCATTTATAGGGAAGCGAAGTATATAGAAATAAGCAAAGGTGATAGCCATCAATGTTTATTTGATATGTGTACATCTGATGATTTTCATTATTTCAACTTTGCAGCTTTTAGTCCATCTTCTGAATGGGTACAGCTAAACTTTACTAAAGGACGTTCAGGATTTACAATTATGCACATAGATAAATACACACCAAATAAAAGTATATTTCCTTATTTTTTTAATAACAATTAATTATGAAAGCAACAATAACATTTGAAGAAGAAGAAGATTTAAGAACTGCATTAGATGGTTATAAATGGAATCTAGTAGCTTGGGATTTAGACCAAGAAATGAGAAGATTATTAAAGTACGATGACACTATATCAGATGAGAAATGGCATCAAGTAGAAGAACTAAGAACTAAACTAAGAGATATTATTAACGATTACGGATTAAAATTAGATTAATTATGAATGCAAAACAAAGAAAGTTAGAAAGGTTGGCACAATACAAAATGAATAGTGCTAAATATGATAAAGCAGTAGTAGTAACTTATGGAGGTTTATTAGCTTTAATTGACTATATAGAAGAATGTAATGAGGTGTTTCCTGAACTTATTACTAACAGGTTAAAAAACGAGGTTAATATGGCTTTAAATAAGGTTTATGAAACAGGTGCAGATGCTAATGTTATTGAAGAACATAACGAAATAGCAAATTTATTTAGAGAATTAGTAAATAATAAAATAAAATAATTATATTTGTAATTATTATAATTAAAAACAAAAAAAGTTATGGAGTACAAAGATTTTTTAGAATCAAAAAAAGCCACATTTATAGATAGTGGTTTTGAAGTAAATGAAAGTGAATTAAATATTAATTTATTCGACTTTCAAAAGTATGCAGTTAAAACAGCTTTAAGTAAGGGTAAATTTGCATTGTTTTTTGATTGTGGTTTAGGTAAAACATTAATGCAGTTAAGTTGGAGTGAAGCAGTTTATAATTATACTGGTAAAAAAGTTTTAATACTTGCACCATTAGCAGTTGTTGAACAAACAAAAGAAGAATCCATAAAGTTTGGAATTACATTAGATTGCTTTGATATTACTAATTACGACCAATTAAAAAATATTGAAAATATAAATCAATATTCTGGAGTTGTATTAGATGAAAGTTCAATTTTAAAAGGTCGTGACGGTAAATTATCAAATTTAATTATTTCTACATTTCAAAATACACCTTATAAATTAGCATGTACTGCAACACCATCTCCTAACGACCATATGGAATTGGGTCAGCATTCAGAGTTTTTAGGTGCTATGTCTTATTTAGAAATGTTAGCAATGTATTTTGTTCATGACGGTGGAGAAACTTCTAAATGGAGATTAAGAAAACATGCAAAAGACCCATTCTGGAAGTATGTTTGTACTTGGTCAATGGCATGTGATAAACCTGATACTTTAGGTTTTTGTCATAATGGTTATGATTTACCTGAAATAGAATTTATAGAGCATATTATTCCAGTTGAAAATAATACTCAAACATTATTCGGTGATGTTGCAGTAAGTGCTACTGATTTGCATAAAGATTTAAACAGGTCTTTTGATTTAAGAATAAAAAAAACTATTGAATTAGTTAATTCAAATGATAATCAATGGATAGTATGGGGTTTGAAAAATAATGAAACTGATATGCTTTCAAAATTATTAGATAATAGTGTAAATGTTCAAGGTTCTGATAGTCCTGAATATAAAGCAAAAAATCTTAATGGATTTGCTAAAAATGAATTTAAAACATTAATAACTAAGACATCTATTGCTTCATTTGGTATGAATTATCAGCAATGTAATCAAATGGTTTTTATGTCTTACGATTTTAAATTTGAAGCATTTTATCAAGCAGTAAGAAGATGTTATAGATTTGGTCAAAAGAATAAAGTATATGTTCATATTTTAATACCTGAATCTCAAGTAAATGTAAGAAAAACAATTTTAGAGAAACAAAACAGACATTTTGAAATGATAAATGAAATGTCTAAATATTCAAGCGAAGCAGATTATAAAACAAATAAATCAAAAGTTATGATTAACAATAAAGAAATTAAGACAAATGACTATCATATTTTAAATGGTGATTGTGTTCAAGAAATAAAAAAGATTGAAGATAACAAAGCAGATTTAATTGTATTTAGTCCTCCATTTGCTGAATTATATGTTTATTCTGATAAAGAAGAAGATATGGGTAATGTAAGCGATTACAAACAATTTGAACAACATTTTAAATACCTTATTCCTGAATTAAAAAGAACTTTAAAACCTGGACGTATATGTGCTATTCATTGTATGGATTTACCTATACAAAAAGGAAAGGAGGGGTATATTGGATTAAGAGATTTTTCAGGAATGTTAATAAATTGGTTTCAAGAAAATGGATTTATTTATCACTCAAGAACTACAATATGGAAGAATCCAGTTACTGAAATGCAGAGAACAAAAGCACTAGGATTACTTCATAAAACAATTAAAAAAGATAGTTCAATGACTCGTGTAGGTATTCCTGATTATATTTTATTTTTTAGAAATGATGGAGATAATTTAGTGCCTATTACACATCAAGATGTAGATTCAAGCAAAAAAGATTATTTACCAGTTGATTTATGGCAAAAATATGCTAGTCCAGTATGGTATGATATTGACTATTCAAGAACTTTACAATATCGTTCTGGTCGTGATGGAAATGATGAAAAGCATATATGTCCTTTACAGTTAGATACTATTGAAAGAATTATACATTTGTATTCAAACGAGGGGGAAACAGTATTAAGTCCATTTGGAGGTATTGGTAGTGAGGGATTTCAAGCATTAAAAATGAATAGAAAAAGTATATCAATAGAATTAAAAGAAAGTTACTTTGCTTTAAACGCTAAAAATCATAGAGATTGTGTAGAAGAAAAAAATAGTACATTAACTTTATTCTAAAATAATAGTTATATTTGCATACAAGTTCACTCCTACACAATAGAACTTTAAAGAAATTACATTACCCTTATAATGAAACGCAGGTAGGAGTGCGTGGATTTATGAGGGTTTTTTTATTACTAATTATGAGTGGTTGGATAAAAATATACAAGCAGTTTAAAGATTGGGAATGGTATAGTAAGAGTGAGATGGTACATTTATTCATTCATTGCTTACTGAAAGCTAATTTTAAAGATGGTAGTTTTCAAGGTATAGAAGTTGAAAAAGGTAGTTTCATTACATCATTAAAACATTTATCTGATGAAACGAATATATCAGTTCAGACAATTAGAACATGTTTAAAAAAGTTACAGTTAACTAAAGAAATTGAAGTGAAATCAACAAGCAAACTAACAAAGATAACTATCTGTAAATATGAAAGTTACCAAGTTGAAGATGTTCAAGCTAACAAACAAGTAACAAACAAACAACAAACAAGTAACAAACAACTAACAACAATAGAAGAAGAAAAAGAATATAAAGAAGAAAAAGAAGAGAGTACACACGCACTTTGTTTATGGATTAAAAACGATTTAAAAAATGTATCTAAGCTTAAACAACAATTAACAAATAAAGAAGCTGAAAGATTATTAAATAAATTTGATAGATTTGCAGTTAAAGAAACATTAGAAGCTATGGATAACCATAAAGAATTAATCAAAAAAAATATATCTGTAAACTCAACTATTCAAAACTGGATTAGACGTAGGCAAGAAAATAATCCAAATTACGGAGTAAAGAAAGAATCTAAATCTTTAACCATACAAGAACAAATACTTAAAAACTACAAAGCATGATATTAAAAGATGGTCATAGTACAAAGACTTTATTAGATTACCGAGATGGTAAAATACAAAAAGGATTAGGTTTAGGTATTTACTTTGATGATTACTTCTTACACAAAAAAGGTCAATTAAATTTCATTTTAGGTCATGATAACGTTGGTAAGTCTTATTTTGTTGAGTGGTACTTTTTAGCTTTAGCAACTAATCACAATTTAAAGTTTACTTTGTTCATGGATGAAAACACACCTTACAAAGTGTTTAGAGATATGTTGGTTATGTATTACGCAAAGCCTATTGAACAAATGACAGATAATGAAATTGAAAGAGGTGTATTGAAGTTAGAGCATCATTTTAAATTTGTAGATAATACTAAACGATACACACCTGAGGAACTTCTAAAGGTATTTGACGAAACAGATACAGATGTATATTTGTTAGATCCTTACAATGCTTTAAAAACATCATTAAGTTATTCAGGTAACTACGAGGTGTTAAATGAATTAAAAATGTATTGCAAGACTAAAAACAAAACAATCTATATTAATGCACACCCATCAACAGCGGCAGGTCGTAAACAAGCGGTATATCCAAAAGGTCACGACTGGGAAGGTCACTTGTTACCACCATTCAAAGATGATATTGAGGGAGGTAAACCTTTCTCAAATAAAGCAGATGATTTTTTAATAGTTCACAGGTTAAACGGTCATGACACTTTAAAGTTTACCACCTTTGTAGATGTTAGAAAAATAAAAGATACTGCAACTGGAGGACAGCAAACAGACTTGAATGTGCCTGTTGCATTTGATTTTAATTTCGGTTATGGTTTTAAGTGTGGAGGTATCGACTGCATTAAAAGACCTAAAGATGTGCAAATAGATGCTTTTATACCAAAGAAAGAAGAAGTTAAAAAAGCAAGCTTCACTAAAATTGCTTATGAACGTCCAGATGATTGTCCTTTTTAGATTATGGAAGAATTAGAAATATTAGCATCTCAATCAGATTTAAAGGTTTTACTTTACAATCTAGAATACTACAATGCGAAAATAAGTGAAAATTATCCCCATAGAAAGGATTTAATAGGTAAGATGGTAGAAAGTATTCAAACGGTTAAAGAAAGTCTTTCTATAAGCTTTAAAATGAAAATAATAAATAAGCAGTTAGAAAAGATGAATCATGAATGGAGTTTAAAATATTATGAAGCATTAAAGATAAATAATGAAATGGCTAAAGAATTAGAAACAAATAAAGCAAATGTTGAATATTTAGAACAGTTAGAACGTGAGAATGAAGAATTAAAAAAGAAAG